GGCTACATATAAGGAGAAAGTTGGGACAGCGGTTGTCAACTACGCTGGAAACTACCCAGGCGCTGTTGAAGGTGAGCTATGGTACGATAGCACTAACAAAGATTTTAAATATTTATATCCAAATGTAACATCAGCTGGTTCGTGGAGGACTGGTGGAAATTTAAATACAGGTAGAAACAATTGTGGTGTTTCAGGTGTTAATCAAAATGATGCTTTAGTTTTTGGTGGTACTCCACCTGTTACAGGTAAAACAGAATCATATGATGGAACTAGTTGGACAGAAGTAAATGATCTACAAGCTATATCAACAGAATCGGCAGGTATTGGAACTCAAACTTCTGCTTTAAATGTTGGTGGTGGAGATCCAGGATCACCATCTGTTCCAGGAGTTAAAACTGAATCATGGAATGGAACCAACTGGACAGAAGTTAATGATTTGAGTGATGGAAGAGTTTTAATGGGAAGAGCTGGAGCAGATAATACATCTGGTTTAGTTTTTGGTGGAACACCAGGATTTAAAGCAACTACAGAAGAATGGAATGGAACTAATTGGACTGAAAAAAACGATTTAAACACTGGAAGAAAACAATTAGGTAGTGGAGGAGTTTATGATTCAGCATTAGCTTTTGGAGGTTTAACAAATCCCTCAACTAGAACTAATATTACAGAATCTTGGAATGGCACAAATTGGTCAGAAACTGGTGATTTAAATACATCTAGATATCAATTAGGTGGATCAGGTGAAAGCAATACAGCAGCTTTAGCATTTGGTGGAAATAAACCACCTAATAATGCATCGGGTGTAAACGAATTATGGAATGGAAGTAGTTGGACTGAAACTAATGATTTAATTCTTGGAGGAGAAGTTTCTGGAACTGGATCAACATCAAGTTCATTAGCTGCAGGTTTTGTGCCTTCTAATTCTTCGGTAGAGGAATGGACAGGTGCAGGTCAAGCGGTTGGTGCTTGGTCTACAGGTGGAACAATGAACACTGCAAGAAATAATCCTCAAGCAGCAGGAACTCAAACAGCAGGATTAGCTTTTGGTGGTGTTGCACCTCCTAATACAGGTGTAACAGAAAAATATGATGGAACTAGTTGGACAGAAGTAAACGATATGAACACTGCAAGAGGACAAGGAGGAGGTTCAGGAACTCAAACTTCAGCTTTAGTTTATGGAGGAGAAGATCCAGGTAATGCTAGAAATCTTACAGAGTCTTGGAATGGAACTAATTGGACAGCAGTAAATACTTTAAATACTGCAAGAAATCTTGGATCAGGTTCAGCAGGCGCAGATAATACTTCTGCTTTACTTTTTGGAGGAAGTCCAACTCCTGCAGCAACAGAACTTTGGAATGGAACTAACTGGACATCAGTAAATGATTTAAACAATGGTAGATATAATATGGCTGGAAGTGGTATTGCTACAGCAGCTTTAGGTTATGGTGGTGCAGCTCCTGCTAAAGCAAACACAGAGTCTTGGAATGGAACGAATTGGACTGAAGTAAACGATTTAAATACTGCAAGAAGTGTTTTAGGTTCAGCAGGAACTCAAAACACAGCTGCTTTAGCTTTTGGTGGAGAAGGCCCACCTGCAAGAAAACCTAATACAGAAGATTGGAATGGTGTTTCTTGGCAAGAAACAAGTGATTTAAATGTAGCTAGAGATGGTTTAAGAGGAGCAGGGACTGAAACTGCAGGGTTAGCTTTTGGTGGAAATGATGGATCAAATACTGGAGCAACTGAAGAATGGTCTGTACCTTCGAACACAACTAAGGTATTAACTGATTAATAAAAGGAGAAAACTATGGCAAAAACATATCAATACTGTGTAGCAGAAAACTGGGGAAAGGGTTTCATCGATCACGTTGAATCTCAAAGAATCACGTTTGCTGGCTATCCAGCGAATGTTTGGCAGGTTCCTGCATACAACAAACATGCTAATCTTTGGATTGCCAAAGTAGCGGGTGTCGTTAAAACAAAAGACGAGGCTCAAGCATTAGTTGATGCAGAGGTTCAAGCAGCACAAGCTGCTTGGGATGCTTTACCAGAAGATCAAAAAGGTGAAAGAAATCCAAGACCTGCTGACATAACATTAGAGGAATAAAAATTAAATGGCGACGTATTTAGGTACACACGGTAGTAGGATACAGAACTATACCACTAATCCTGATAACCCGAATGAGGGAGAGGTGTGGTATAATGCGACTGATAATGTATTAAAGTTTCAAATTCCAAATGTATCTACATCTGGTTCGTGGAGGACTGGTAATAATATGAATACTGCTAGAAATTATCTAGGAGGATGTGCTGCAGATAATACAGCTGCAATTGGTTTTGGAGGAAATCCAGGAAATTTAGCTATAACAGAATTATACGATGGAACTAGCTGGACAGAAGTTAATGATTTAAATACTGGAAGAGATATACTTACAGGAACAGGGACTTCAACATCAGGATTGGGGTGGGGTGATGAACCACCATCAGGAAAAACAGAATCTTGGAATGGAACAAATTGGACTGAAGTTAATGCTTTAAACACTGCAAGATATGGTAGTGGAGGGTCTGGAATTAGTAATACTTCTGCTTTAGCATTTGGTGGTAATCCTATTACAGGAGCAACAGAAAGTTGGAATGGATCTAATTGGACAGAAGTCAATGATTTAAACACAGGTAGAGATTTTGTAGGAGGTGCTGGAACTCAAACATCAGCTTTAGCTTTTGGTGGAGAACCTACAAGAGATGCTACAGAAGTTTGGAATGGCACGAACTGGACTGAAGTAAATAATTTAAACACAGGAAGAGCAGGTGTTTTTTCAGCTGGTGAAAGTAGTACTGCAGCATTAGCTTCAGGTGGAGCTAAAGCTTCTGGAAGTCCTCCTGTTGTAGCAAACACAGAATTATGGAATGGAACAAACTGGACAGAAACAACTGATATAAATGTTACTAGATACATTGGAGCAACAGCTAATACGGGAACAACCTCATCTGCTATAAATTTTGCTGGTACAACTCCACCAGGTTCGGGGGTAGCAGACACAGAAGAATGGACAGGTGCAGGTGCCGCGGTTGGTGCTTGGTCTACAGGCACTTCTATAAATACTGCTAGATATGGTGGTGCTGCTTCAGGAATATATACGGCTGCATTACTTGCTGGTGGTGAGCACACTGCTAAAGTTGCTCTAACGGAATCTTGGGATGGAACTTCTTGGACTGAAGTTAATGATTTAAATCTTGCAAGAGTTTTATTGGGATCATCATCTAATGCTCCTTATACAGCTTCATTAGCTTTTGGAGGAGCAGGTCCAAGCCCAACACAAGCACAAACAGAACTTTGGAATGGAACTAACTGGACTGAAGTTAATGATTTAAACACAGGAAGAAGACAAGTATCAGGTATAGGAATATCAACTGCAGCATTAGCTACAAATGGATATACTACTACAGCACTTAATTTAAATGAATCTTGGAATGGAACTAACTGGACTGAAACAACAGATTTAAATACAACAAAAACTTATAGAAATGGTGCAGGAACTCAAACAGCTGGAATTGTTGCTGGAGGATTACCAGCAGGAGGAAATACTGAAACTTGGAATGGATCAAATTGGACAGAAGTAAATGATATGACCACAGGTAGATATGCTTCTGGATCTGGTGGAACTCAACCAGCGTTTTTAGTTTATGGTGGTGATCCAGTTACTGCAAAAACAGAAGATTGGAATGGATCATCATGGGCAGAAGTAGCAGACTTAAGTACTGCTAGAGCATTATATGGACAAGGAACAGGAACAACAGCAAATAATTTATGTATTGCTGGTAATATACCAGGTTCAGCAGTTACAACAGTTGAAGAATGGTCTTTACCATCATTTTCAACTAAAACAATAAGCACAGATTAATTATGGCAACGTACAAAGAAATAAAAGGAACACAAATCGAAGTAGTATCATCGGATCCATCGAATCCTGTTGAAGGACAAGTTTGGTATAACTCAACTGATCAAGTTGTAAAAGGTCAAGTATTACAAGCTGCAGATGCATGGGCAACTAGTGGTAATTTAAATACAGGAAGATTTTATTTTGCAGGTTCAGGAATACGAGAATCTGCTATAGTAACTGGAGGAGAACCTGTTGCACCTAAAGGTTCTTTATCAGAATCTTATAACGGAAGCACTTGGACAGAAACAAATGATTTAAACACTGGAAGACAAGCTCATGCTGCTGCAGGATCTTCTAACACAGATGGTATAGTTTTTTTTGGTTATGCAGGACCACCTGGTAATTTAACTGCAACAGAATCTTGGAATGGCACAAGTTGGACTGCAGTAAATAGTGGAAACACTTCTAGAAGATATTTAATGGGAGATGGATCAGCAACATCTGCTTTAGCTTTTGGTGGTTTTAGTCCACCTTGGTTAAGTATTACAGAATCTTGGAATGGAACCAATTGGACAGAAGTAAACGATTTAAATACTGCAAGGTATGCTGGTGGTTCAGCAGGATCAAGTAATACAAATGCACTTACTTTTGGTGGTTATAGCACTACTACTTTAACAATTAATGAATCTTGGAATGGTACAAATTGGACTGAACTTGGAGATCTTAACACAGCAAGATCATCAAATGGTGGTTCAGGTACTAATACTTCAGCTTTATCATATGGAGGAGACACTCCTGGTGCTAGAAATGAAACTGAAAGTTGGAATGGAAGTGCATGGACTGAAACTACAAATTTATCTACAGCAAGAGGAGGTGGTGGTTCAGCTGGTGCTAGTAGTGCTTCAGCATTATTTGCTGGAGGAACACCAGTCCCACAAGCAGGATTAACAGCAACCGAAGAATTTACTGGTGCAGGGACTTCTATTACTAGAACATTTACAGACAGTTAAGACTTGTAATATATTTTAGTTAGTATATATTACATTTAATTATAAAGGATAAAGCTATGAAAAAAGATGTTAAAGAAGTTATACAAGGTGAAGAACCACATTTAAATAATTTGTTATCACCAGAAGATTTGTCATCGTTTAAAGGTATGGTAGACGAGCTTCGTGATACATGGACCAAGAAACAAATGTTTCGAACAGAAACAGAAGCAAGATTTTCTGTGTTACAAGATAATAGATACCCAACAAAAGCTGCAAAGTATTGGCAGTGTGTTAGAGAGCAATCTAGTTATTTAGATAATTTGATGGCTTTGTCATTTGATTACAGAAGAAACGAAGCAAAGATAACTTGGTTAGAAAAGAAAATTGAAACAGAAGAAGACGAATACAAAAAAACTAAATATCAAATAGATTTAGACGAATGTAGATTTGGTAAAGCATCTATGGAAAAAGTTGCAAGACATAGAATGCGTGAAATTAAGATGTGGTCTAAATTAAAGAAAGAATTTAACGATGGATCGTTTAATGATAAAGATGTTAACGTTCACCAATTAGAATCTTATGGTTTACAATATCATGAGAAAGCTAAAACATTAAATGCAAACTCAAGTGAGGCAGAAATATTTAATGTAATGGGACAACTGCAATCTCTACAGAGAATTAAAAAGTCAGGTGAACTAGAACAAAGTTATCAAGAGAAAGAACAGATTACGCAACATGGGAAACCAAAGCCGTAAATTATTTTTTCTTGTAGCATTACCTAGATCTGGAAATACTTTATTTGCAAGTATTATGAATCAAAATCCAGAAATAGCTTGCACTGCAAATTCTGTAACTTTAGAGATAATAAAAAATCTTTATTTAATAAAGACAACAGATACGTTTCAAAACTTTCCTGACCATAAATCTTTAGATAACATATTAGATAATGTGTATAGTTTATATTACAAAGATTGGCCTCAACGAATAATCATAGATCGGGGACCTGTAATGTTAAGTGGCAACCCTGGAAATTTTGAACTAATTCAAAAACACTTTAAATATGAATTTAAATGTATTGTTTTACTTAGAGATTTAATGGATGTGTTTGCAAGTTATATCCAATGGTATACAGAAAATCCTAATTCATTTGTAAATAAATTAGGAAAAAGTGATGAAGAAAAATTACTAGCTTTAATGGATAAACAAGGCGGTATTGTTAAAGAACTAAAGGCAATTCAAAATGCATTTAAAAATCCTTCCATATGTCATTTTGTAAAATATGATGACATTGTTACAAATCCTGAACAAGAATTTAGAAAGATATATAAGTTTTTGAGTGAGCCTTATTTTAATCACAGATTTATTGATCTAGATCAAATTAATATTAACGGGATAGGATATAATGATAAAGTAGTGGGTGATAATATGCATAAACTATTTGATGGACCTGTTAGAAAAGTATATAACCCTTACATAGAAAAAATACCAAAAAGTATTAGAGAAAGATATGGACACATTAAAATTTGATTTTGTATTCTTAGGTCAATCTATTTTAAAATATCAAGTACCTTTAGATATATTTAATAGTATTAACTATATATACGAAACGAACTATCATAATTTAGAGCCTGCAAATGGTCAACTAGTTGGTAAGATAGAAAAAGAACATTCTTTATTTTATCATGGTCAAGATCAATCAAAGATGAAAAATCATAATATGTTACCAAAAGATGTAACAAATTATTTTATGGAAATGTTTAAACATTATTTAGCATTTAATAAAATAAGAGATTACGACTTACATCTTAATTCTATTTGGGTTAATGAGATGAAACAACACGAATATAATCCAGCACATATCCATAGAGGTATGTTGTTTACTGGTTTATCTAGTGTAATGATTTTAAAATTACCATCAACATATGGTAGAGAATACTCAGCAGGACATATACAACAGAATGGTAGACTACAAATATTAGGTGCAGCTAATGGTCAGTTTGCAAAAATAGATTACCAACCACCAATGGACCTTAGAGATTTTTATATTTTTCCATATGACATGAGACACTGTGTATATCCGTTTAATGGAACTAATGAGACTAGAAGAACTCTTGCTGCAAACTGTGATGTACAATTTGATCCTATAAAAAACAGAGGTGCCACATAATGGATAAACAATATTACATAGATAATCACATAGGTTTATTTAAAAACTTTATGTCAGATAAATTGATAAATGATTATGTAAATTATTTTAATAAATGTGAGCAACAAGGTGCTGTGTATCCAAGGAAAGAAGATGAGATGTTAGTATCTGATAATGCAATAGATACAATAAGAGATATTAATGTTGCAATGACTTATAACAATAAACCTTTTATAGATATGTTTTTTAATGAAGTATATCCTTTATATGTCAGTAAATATTCTTATTTAAAAAAATTAGCTACACATAATATATTAGAAGTTAAAATTCAAAAAACTAAAGTAGGTGAAGGTTATCATTTTTGGCATTGTGAAAATGCAGAGATGAAAGCAAGAAACAGAATATTAGCTTTTATGATTTATCTTAATGATGTAACTGAAGGTGGAGAGACAGAATTTTTATATCAAAAGTGTAGATTTAAACCTGAAAAAAATGTGATGTTAGTTTGGCCTGCACAATTTACACACGTTCATAGAGGTAATCCTCCTCTATCAAACGATAAATATATAATAACAGGATGGGTAGAATACGGATATTAATATGATAACAGAACCACGATGGAAATCTTACATAGTTGAAACTACACAACCAATTTTTACACCTGAACAATGTCAAGATATAATTAATGCAGGAAGATCTGAACCTAAACAAGATGCACACGTTGGAAGTAAACAAGGAATTAAAGGTGGTGTTATAGATACTAAAACTAGAACTTCGCATATAAGCTGGATACCTTTTAAAAAAATGCAACCTATGTATAAAAAAATAGAACATGTTATGAAGACTACAAATGGTAATCATTTTGGTTTTGATGGAATGCAAATTACAGAGATGGCACAATACACAGAATATCCAGAAGGTGGATTTTATGAATGGCATGTAGACAATGATGTAAACTGTGCACACGAACCACCTGTAAGAAAGATATCTATGACATGTTTGTTATCCCCTGAATCAGAGTTTGAAGGCGGAGATTTAGAGTTAATGGCTGAAGGTAAAATTGCAAAACTAAAACAAGGCCATGCTATATTCTTTGCATCGTTTATAAGACACAGAGTAAAACCAGTAACACGTGGTAGAAGACAATCATTGGTTATGTGGTTTGGAGGGACACCATTTAAATGATGATTAAAGCTGCATACTTTCCAACTATCATATACGCTAAAGATGTAAATTTAGACAACAGACTTTTTGAAAGAGAAGTTCTTGCTTGGGCTGATAAAGATAAAGGCGTAAAAAGAACTAATATGAAAGGTTGGCATAGTCAAACTAATATGCATGAGATACCAGTATTTAAACCTTTAGTAGATGAATTATTTAAAATGACAAATGAAATATTTCAAGAAGAATGGTTAGATAGAGAACCCTTTATGGGAAATATGTGGGCAAACATAAATCCACCTGGTGCATTAAACAGACCACATCTACATCCTAACAGTCATTTTA